AAATCGATATCAGTACACGTAAAAAATACCAATCCTTGTGTATCCGTTAAGTGGATACTATTAATCGCATCTACGAAATCATCAATCTTTTTTACCTGGGACTGATGATAAGTAAACATTATAAAATCTATCATAGGTATCGCAGTAAATTCTTTCCACCATCTTAATGACCTACTAGCATTAGTGAACATTCTTATCTGATGGTTAACGTTCTTTGATTTAATATAACTGAACAATTCATATAACTTTGGATAAAGTGTGGGTTCGCCACCGGTAAAAGTAAACTGAATTCGTTCCTGATTAAACAGATTACACAGCTTGTCTACCGCTTGTTTATTGATTTCAATATCTAAGTACTTTTCATCCCCTCGTTTTGATTCGTCTGGACAATAGGGACAGTCGTAATTACAAACATTACTCAGTCTCCATTCTACTTTTTTAAACGGATTTGGGGTTGTTTTTTCCAACTGTATAATAGGCTTTTTCATAAAAATATTTATCGGGCTAAATAGTTGATGTGGATAATTAATTTTTTACCTGAGTGGATAATACATACCATTTTTAGTTTGGGAGTTCTTGGAACCATTGCTGGTTTTGTTCTGGGCTTCATCCCAATGATTAGGACCTACAAGATTCCTATTCAAATAATAAGCATTCTTTTGCTTGTTTTGGGGGTTTATTTAGAGGGCGGATTAGCAGACAACAAAGAATGGCAATTAAAAGTCAAAGAAATGGAAGCTAAGATAGCAAAAGCTGAAACTCAATCTAGCGAAAAAAATATAGAAATACAAGAGAAAATCGTAGAAACTACCAAAGTAGTACGTGAAAAGGGCAAAGACATTATCAAGTACATTGATAGATGGAACACCAAAGAAGTGATTAAAGAAGTAGAAGGCCCTGAAAGAATCAAGAGAGAAGAAGTCATAAAGTACATTGAAAACTGTCCTGTTCCTAAAGAGTTCATAGACTTGCACAATCAAGCCGCTGAATTGAACAAGGGTGAAAAGAAATGAAATATCTATTAATTTTATTACTACTTGTCGCCGGGTGCTCTACTACAGTTCCTGTTACACAAAAGTTCCCTAATGCTACTCCTGAACTAATGAAGAAATGCGAATCATTAAAGAAGATAGAAGGGGATAAAGTAGCAATAACTGACATGCTAAAAGTCGTGGTTCATAACTACAGTCTATATTATGAATGCTCAACTAAAGTAGATGGTTGGCAAGAATGGTACACCGCACAAAAGAAAATATATGATGAAAGCGCAAAATAATAGCATATTATTAGCGTGTTTGTTATTGGTTGGGTGTGCATCTACAAATGACTATCAAATCTACGTAGATACACAGAAAACATTAAACAAAGACTACACTATGGCCGAACTTGCAAGAATCTCAGCATTAACAGAAATTGTCAAGGAAACTCAGGACGTAAGTGTTAGAATACAAGCAATTAGAGCACTACAAGAAATACAACGTAGTAAGCGCCCATTAAATATTGAGAGACCCAAGACTTGGTTAGAGAGATAAATACAAAATAGTATTCAGGAATAACCATGGCACAAGAAATAATCAATATAGGCGCACTACCTAACGACGGCGAAGGTGATCCGTTACGTGTAGCCTTTCAAAAAGTTAACAATAATTTTGCTAACCTTTTCGCAACAACATTCAATATTGCAGAATCAGTTACAGTAGGCCTTACACCTGACCAAGTGATTTTAGAACATCCAGCTAATGTGTTTACGCAAGGTATGATACAAATACGCAGTTACGACCCTGGTACAATTGATATGCAAAACGTAGTATTGTCATCGGCAATTACCAATAACTTAGGTGGTGTAAGATTTTCAGGGTACGGTACATCACGTGAGGGTAACGCATTATGTAGTTACAATATGGATGTATCAGCCGGCAATGTTAGAGTACTAGTAAACCCTGTTGCCAATACTACTATCTATCATTACATATCATATCAAATAACCAGTGCTGATTTAGTAAATGGTCCTATGATAGCACTTGATGGGTTTTCAGCAGGTTCAGTAATGAGTACACAAGATGAAATCGCCATCACAACAGAAGGATCGGAATGAGAGCTAGGGAGTTCATAGCAGAACAAAAACTTAGTGATGTTCATGACGGCTTAGACGTAGCATCTAAGTCTCTCCCCAACACGTATGTTATTCCAGAGTTACAGAACAATGACTTCTATGATTTATATCGTTTTGGTGTAGCAATTGCCGCAGTAAGAGGCGAAAGCGGTACTGACGATGTGCAAAATGGTTATAAGCCTGATTTTAGGGCAGAAAGTAGCTGGGGAGAAAATCAAGTTATATCATCTGAGTTTGACAAAGAGATTGGTAAAACTATTGACCAAGCATTGAAGAAGGTCGGCAAATCCGGCAAAAAATTAGTCAGTACACCTAGCAGTGATGAAATGGATGACACAATGCATTCGTCTCCTGTCAAAGCTTTCAAAGGATACAAGAGAAAATGAGAGCCGAAGAATTTATAAACGAGAACAAAATTGGCAAACTAAGTAAAAGAAAAAGCCAATCTACTGTAGGATTGCATAAGTTTCGTGATGAAAATTATGCAGATCGAATATATGAACTGAACAGGATTATGATGGCTGCAGCCTCAACTGACGGAACTTTCATGCCTGAAATAGACAGCGAGAGTTGGGCAGGAAGACATGACGTTGCGGCACCTTATACACAAGAAGAAGCAAACATGCTTAAAATGGCATATCGAGTTGTAGGGTCTGCACACCAAGACTTAAACAATGGTGACTTACGTAGTCAAGAATTACCCGGCGGAAACACTAAGAGCTTAGTCAAACCCTTTAAAGGCTATAAAAGAAAATAATATATACAGTCATTTGATGAATAAGTAATTCTATCAGATTTACAGGATCATCAATGATTGATATTAACACAACAATAGACCTCATCAAGTTAAAGTTTTACAACGAATGGTTGTATACAGCACACATATATGATGAAGGTGACAGCCAATTTCACAAAGAACTAACTACTCAGGTTGTAAAAACCTACATTGACCCATTGAATTTAGCTAAGGATGCTAAAATTTTAGACTTGGGTTGTGGTCCGGGTTATTTCTTAGATGAAATGAAAGCCAGAGAATATGCAAATGTTACTGGTGTAACACTTAGCCCCGGCGACATTAGCTTGTGTGAAAGTAAAGGGCATAAGATTTCAAAATATGATCTAAGCTTTTTGCCACAAAAAGATGGGTACCATGACGAATCAGTAGATTTCATCTTCTTGCGTCACGCACTAGAACATAGTCCGTACCCAATCTTTAGCTTGATGGAATACAATCGTGTGTTAAAACAAGGTAGCAAGATTTATATCGAAGTACCTGCACCCGATTGTGAGCGTAAGCATGAGTGGAATTTGAATCACTATAGTATTCTAGGTGAACAACAGTTACTAGCCCTATTAAATAGAACTGGGTTCGATGTTAATGTGCTAAACAGTTTAGAATTTGACCTTGGAATCGCTGACCCTGCAGGGGGAGAACCTAAGAAGGTTCGTGAAAAGTTCTACTGTATTATTGCGACCAAAGCAAGACCTTTAGATATCAAATAACCCGATAAATACTCACTATAAGTGAGTATTTTTTTATGTTCGATCCATTTCAACAAGCCAAACTACAAAATAGTTATTCTAAACTTAAGGAGTATAAACCTACTCCAGAGAAAGATATGTCGTTAGATGAGTTGAAACGTTTAAGTGGGTCAGGTAAAATCACAGGTGAGTCAACAGCACCAATTGATACTCAACTACAAGCCAAAAAAGCACAATACATCAGAGATAATAATCTCAGACCTGGTGATCCTAAATGGATGAAAGTAATGTTTGCAAAGCCGCACATCACTGGCGAAAATCCTTTTAGTTGAGTTTACCCATATAAATACGTACTATGAGTGGATCACCTTCTTTAGTAAAAACGCCCTACACAAAGACTAAATTCAAGACGCAAAAAGACCTTGATGATTTTGTCAAGTGTTGTGATCCTGATTCAGGTTATTTGTATTTTATGGATAACTTTTTTACGATTCAACACCCTACTAGGGGTAGTATGAATTATCATCCATGGAAGTATCAAGAACGACTTATCGAAACATATCACAAATATCGTTTCAGCATTAGCCTTATGCCTCGACAGTCAGGCAAATCAACATCAGCCGCAGGCTATCTACTTTGGTACGCTATGTTTGTACCCGATAGCACGATTCTCATTGCGGCTCACAAGTATACTGGCGCACAGGAGATTATGCAACGTATTCGTTATGCATATGAAGCCTGTCCCGATCACATTAAAGCAGGTGTGACCACTTATAACAAAGGGTCTTTAGATTTTGAGAACGGATCTCGTATTGTTTCAGCAACCACGACAGAAAATACAGGTCGCGGTATGTCTATTTCATTGCTATACTTAGATGAGTTTG